GATACTAGCTGCATTCGCTTGGCTATTTGTATATTTTATAGAGAATCCAACAGACGCTGATGGGTATGTGTCGCTCGTATCTGTTCTTGCGGATGTTGGTGGTGAAAGCAAATTATCCTCATCATAAAAGCCACGATATAAAGTAGCTGCACCATTTAAATCCGTATCAAGACTCCCATTACCATCTGAATCATATCTAATATCTTTAAAGTGGTGTCTACTAATAAAACCATACCATTTTATTCTTTGATAACTAGAATCTGACTTACCATCACTCGTTCTCAATGCATTATCCACACTGTAAAATGAATACTCTGGAGCTTGAGTAGATTGAGCAGTAGTTGTTATAGATTCCATTGCTACTTGGGCATTACTAAAAGCATCAGATGATTTTGTATAAACATCAAGATTACTATTAGCAACATCTGACAATACTAATAAATTCTCACCAAGTGTATGAGTTACTATACTTACTGTCCCACTGTTTGCATTTGCCGCTATTATCTCCACTGAAAGATTGTTAACCCTCTCAATGACTTCTATTATATTTGCAGTCCCAGTGCTACTACTATCATTTAAATCTCTACTGTCAACACTATCTCCAACACCAGCCACTGTATAAATACCATTGTTTTTTACAGTACCAGATATTTTTATTTGAGTACCGGGAACTATATTAGATTCAATAGTATCTTTTAAACCGGAATTAGTATCTGAACTAGCAATAACATGACCAGCTGCTGAAAAAGACCCAACGAAAGTACCACCTGTATCCCCATCACCATTGCCGGGATCAAAATATATATTTGTAGACTGAGTAGTATCTACAGCTTCGTAAGATATAGGAGAGTAATCAGATTCAAATGAAAATAAACCATATCCACCTGATATAGTACCAGCTTGAGAAGCTCCGGCATCTACGTGATTAGCAAAGCTACCAATAGAAACCAATGAATTTCTTTTTTGAAATGTGAAATTCTGGCAGGCTTGCAACTCATTTATTTGAAGATCTCTTGGATCTTGATAAGTATTTAACCCACCAGAAAAATCATTTAACACTAGCTGTTGTTTAGCCACTCACTTCTCCCACAGTTTCCACTTGCTTTGAATGACAGCCTTGCCGATATCAAGAGCTTCTTTCATAATCAAATCCTTTTCAGACTTGCTTAATTTATTGTCCTTATATCCAGCTTCTAATGCCTTAACTAAATCTCCAATTTCTTTTACAATTTGTCTGTTCTTAGCAGTAACTGTGGTTGCATACCCAGCTACAATAAGACCAATCAAGTAAAAGAAATTAGACCAACTTACCCAATCACTTACGAAGTCCATGTATTTCTCCTTTTATTTGTTCTAAAGATTTTTTCATCTCAATTATATCAGCAGTAATTACATCTAATTTATATGTAATTAAATTCCTATCTGCTGCTATTTCTTTTTTATCAACTTTTAATTCTAAATCTCTTTTAATCATATCAACATCGTATTTCATAAATCCAAATGCAAGAATAACCCCACAAATAATTGTAGCTAATGCTATTAAATTATCTACTGATATGGTCGTATTTAATTTCATTAATTCTTTCCATTTAGCCTACTAATTACACCTTTTATTTCTGATACTTGATTATCTAAATCATTAATTTCTTTTGTAATACTATCAAACTTTCTATCAAGTTTATCATCGGATTGATTCCACCTGTTAATTAACTTAATAATCATTCCTTCCATATTCTCTAAAGTTTCTGACTGACCCCTGTTTTCAGTTTTCAATCCCTGCAATGACTCAGCTTGTTCATCTGCTCGTTGAGATTGCTTAAAGTACCCATAGAAAAAAGCAGCACATACCAGTCCCATCGCTCCATATTCAGCATACAATCCTATAAACTCTTCCATATCAACTCGCTATTATAATTATCCATACCATTAAAAATACTAAATCTATGCAACATAAATCCATTACTCTTCTTCCTGCTTACAATCATCGCATACTCCATTTAAAGCTTGCTGGATAGGCTTATCACATTCAATACAATGGAAGGGCATCGGCATTACTTGTTCCTCATTGTTAAGTCAATATAAACTTTTAAATCAGATTTAATTTCTGCATTCCATTTTTTTAACTTACCTAATTCATCCATAATTATATCCATTCTATGCTGTAAGTTCTCATGCTTTTCATCAAACCTCTTCAAAGTATCTTCTACTTTTTCTTTTAAGATAAACCTTACTACACTATATAAAGCAAAAGCCAACCCAACGCTAATAGCAACTGGGAATCCTAATTCCTGTATTAATGTTATAACTTCAGATGTCACTTTCTTTTCCTTTTTTTCTTACCCCAACTTAATGGATTTAAATTTAATTCTTTTTGATACCAATCTAATTGTTCTTCCATATGTGCTATCTTTACTTCTTCTTCTGCTATATGCTTACTGACAAGTTCTTCAATTTCGGTATCAGCAAGTTCCACTCTTCGCTCAAGTTCTTTAATTCTGTTTTCAACTTGTAAGTACGAATAGACAAGTCCAGCGACAAGTACAAGCACCTGCCCAGCCCATTTAAGGTTAATGCTAACGACAGTATTGTCACCAACGACAGTTGCCCTATAGGATCGTGCCGTCTTAGGTTTACTTTCCTCACTCACAACTTCTCTGGTATATCTAAACCACCAACAGACCAGCCACCATCACAACCTGAAAATGTAATAACTATTACTAATATCCAAATCAGGAACATTATCCAACCACCCAATACCAATTTTTCATTTTGTTTCAAATCACCATCCACCAAGCTATAGCAGTCTCAACAAATAAATCAGACAATGTATTTATCATCCATTTATTTTTTGTCCCATAGGGTCTCCAGTTTTCTACAACCCATTCAAATATTTCCCAGAGGACACCAATAATAAATACACCCATTACACACCAAAAATCAGACCAGTTAAGCCATTGAAACACCTTGCATAAAAATGCACCAGCTGCTATATGATAACTTGTCCAACCATCTAATGCACCTGTGCTAACTTGCCACTGATAAAAAGTAGCTAATGGATTTTTCATACTACCCCCTATATGCTATTAGTGCTGCTGTCGAGTCAGTGTGGTTTATAACACCGCTAAAATTTCCATACAAAATATCACCCGGTATTAAAAAAAGATCGGCACTTGTATGGGAGTCACCAACATTAGAACTAACTTTGATCTTACAGTATGTAGCAGCGGGACTAGAAGCTGTTAATGAAATAGCTTGTAAAGCTATCCAATTACCAGAATCTGGAGTCTGTGTATTTGTATCGTGCTCTGCAACAACATCAAATCCATTCTGACCCAACTGAAGATTAAGTGCTTCTGCGGTTGTGTATTTATTAATTTCCCTCATATTATTTCCTATTATGTTATTGTGGTAGCAACACCATTTACCAATGTGTGTTTACCTGCTTCAATTTTTCCTATTTCATCTTCTGCTTCTTTTGAAAAAGCGGATTGGGCGGTAATCCAAGAATCAGTTCTTTTAATTACCACCCCATCACTTGTAACTATATAACTCTTGTTCTGTGCATCAAAAGAAACTGTCTCATCATCACTAAATTTGTATGTCACATTTTCTTTAGTTCTAGGTTTAAAAATATAAACCTTATTACCTTTTGCACATTTACGAACAAGCATTATGCCTCCGAGTAAGCCTCTTTTTTATCAGGTTCAGCTTCGAGAGATTCCCGCAGTTTATTGATAAATGCTTCCTTACCAACTTCTAACTGATCACGCATAAACTGATTAGTATTAATCTTGCTTTGCATATCATTAATGTGGTTTAATAGCATTTTCTCCTCATCGGTCATCTCGTCAATGACATACTCTTTTTCATCAAGAGTAAGGACTGCAGGCTTTTCTTTTTCTTTTTTAGCCATTATGTACTCCTTTGTTTGTTATTGTTAAAGTGCTTTTAAATCTTTTTCTAGTTCTTCCCAATCAGCTTGTTCTACCTGTGCTTCAGAT